AACGCCTTGCACGAGATTAATCTCAAAAAACAAAGATTGTTAAAAGAACTGGAGTTATTAAAAAATGGGAAAATTTAATCTAAAGGATCAATTAGCAGGTGTGGCTGCACTTATTGCAGCTATTGTAGCTATCGGTGGTGGCTTTGTTAAGTATGGTGAAATTACAACTAAATTAGACACTCTATCCGAACAGTCAGGACCTGATCTTACACCTCTTGCACAAAGAATAGGTAATAATCAGAAAATGATTTCTGATAATATTGCTGGAATTTCTGATAATGCTAAATCAAATGCAGTATTAGAAAAAGAAATAGAATTACTTAAGTTGCAAATAGAGGAAATAAAAGTAAGTACATCTAATCCACTATCAAACTAATATGGCACTCAAAATTTCAGAACAGGCCGCTGTGCAGATGCCGATGAAAACCGTAGCCTCTTTGATCACCCTCGTCGCACTTGGGACCTGGGCTTTTTTCGGTATACAAGAAAATTTAAATCGTATGAATACTAAGCTAGAGATATTTGAAAAAGATTTAAGTATGAATACAGAATTTAGAATCAAGTGGCCTCGGGGCCAAGCCGGATCGCTTCCCCAGGACCAGGAGCAATTTATGATGATCGAGGATCTTTACCGTACCACCGATCGACTTAATAAACAGATTGAAACTATGATGAACAATAGAGTGAACATAGAATTTTTACAAAAACAAATGGATAAAGTTTTACAAGATATAGAAAAGCTTAAGGATGCCAACAGAGAAATTCATTATAGAAATGGAAATGGAGCACACTAATTGGAAACTGTAGTCGCACTTTTAATGTTTGTAAATTTTGAGATCAAGGAGCATAGAATCCAAGACTCAATGGGAATGTGCTTACGTGGAAAACGTGAGGCAGAACGTCAGTACAGCGAAACAGTAACTTATAAATGTATAAAAACTGAAGCTGAAGTAGAGATTAATAAAGATGGATCAAAGTCAATTAAGAAAATTGTTTTAAAATAAAATATGATGAATGATAAAATTATTACTGCATTGTTGGCTATTCTCATCGCACTTGGGGGTTGGACGCTATCAAGAACTTTCAGCTTGTCGCAAGATATGGTTCTTATTAAAGAAAAGGTTTCCAATATTGAAGAAACTATCGAGAAATCTAAAAAGAAGCCAAAGAAAAAAAAGAAGAAGAAAAAGAATAATGAAAAATGATAGAATTATTATCTTATTACTATTTTTGGTTTTGCTCATTGGTAGCCTTTCTGGGTGTAATTATTATATGGAACCTAATGAAACCAAAGTGGAGTATGGTACAACTGAAACAGATAGTAAAAATGATAAGTTACAAGAAAAAAGATCAATAACTCAAACGTGGAAATGGAAGAAAAAATAAATGACACGAGGATTAACAACAGCAGTAAAAAACGCACTAGCGGCAAGTCCTACATATTGTCATTTAGTTTATTTAGGTTTTGCAACACCAGTCAGAAAGACTGATAATTCATTTGATATTGTAGATGATATTGAGGGTTCTTCTCAAACATATAATGCAGATGGAACTTTATTAGGAGTTGGAGATATACCAGAATCTAATACACCTATTAAACATAGTATTGGTTTAATGTTTTCAGGCGTAGATCAATCTTTAATTTCTACTTGTTTAAGCAACGATGTACTTGGAAGTGAAATAAAAGTTTATCGTGGTGTTATAAGTGGAACGACTTGTATTGCTGATCCTTTTTTATTATTTCACGGACATTTAGCAGATTTTCAAATTAACGATGGTGGAACAGGTGCAACTTTAGGAATGTCAGTTACAAGTCATTTTGGAAATTATGAAAAAATAAATGGAAGAACAACATCAGATATATCTCAAAAAAGATTTTTTTCAGCCGATAAAGGTTTTGAATTTTCAGCTTTAACAATAAGAGATATTAGGTGGGGTAGAAAATAATGGGTTGGATTAGTAGAGCAGTAAGTGTTGTTACAGGTGCAGTTGCAAAAGCCGCACCAGCATTAAAGTTTTTTAAAAAGTGGAGTCCTTGGCTAACGTATATTCAAATAGGAATACAAGTTATTTCTTGGTTAAGAAAACCAGATGTTCCTGATTCTCCAACGATGGAGAATATACCTGAACAAAATGCAAAAGGAGTTTTATTAAATAAGACTTCTTCAAATGCACCTTTACCAGTTGTTTATGGTCAGCGTAAAATTGGTGGAACCGCAGTTTTTATTGAAACTTCTGGAGCCACAAACGAATATCTTTATATGATAATGGCTTTATGTGAGGGTGGAATTGAATCTTGCGAAAAAATTTATATTGATGATAAAGAAGTTACTTGGTCAGGTGCTTTAACAGATGGAACAGAAAGAACAGTTAATAGTTCTGATTCGAATTTTTATAAAGCTGATCCGACAGTAGATGGTTCAAGTGCTGAATCAACAATTTCAGTTACTTGGTATGATGGCGATGATGACCAAAGTTATAACACAACAGTTGGTGCTTTATCGTCTTGGACTTCGAACCATCGTTTAAGGGGAGTTAGTTATCTGGCTTTAAAGTTTAAATGGAATCAAGATTGTTTTGGTGGAATACCAAATGTTAAAGCACTCATAAAAGGTCGTAAAGTTTATGATCCTAATTTAGATGGAACTCAAACAGGTGGTTCAGGTTCTCATAGAGAAGATACAGCTTCAACGTGGGCTTGGTCTGATAATCCTGTTTTATGTACTTTAGACTATATGCGTAATACAAGATTTGGAATGGGTATTGCTAATAGTTTTTTTGATGGTGATTACGCTGACTGGCAAACAGCCGCCGATGTATGCGATGTTGATGTAACTCCTTATACTTCTGCTAGTGCTATTGATTTACTCGATATGAATTATGTTTTAGATACCAAAAAAAAATGTATAGATAATTTAAAAGAAATGGTTGCAGGATTTAGAGGTTATCTAAATTATTCAAATGGAGAATATAAAGTTTTAGCCGAATCAACAGGAAGTGCATCAATCAGTTTAACAGAAGATAATATCATTGGTGGTATTCAAGTATCAAGTCAAGATAGAAATTCAAGATATAATCGAGTCATAGTTACATTTGTTAATCCAGATAAAAACTACCAAGCCGATGAAGCACAATGGCCAGAAATAGATGATAGTGGATATACGTCAGCAGATCAACACGCAACAATGAAAACAGCGGATGGTGGTTTTCTTCAGGAAGGAAGATTTGATTTTAGCCAAACAATTACTTCATATTACCAAGCGTTAGAGTTAGCAGAAGTAATTTGTAGAAGAAGTCGAAATAATTTGAATGTTGCTTTAAGATGTGATGCAACAGGTTTAGATTTAATGGTTGGAGAATTGGTAAATGTAACTCACGGAACACCATCATTTTCTGCAAAGACATTTAGAGTTCAAGGTATGCAAGTTAATTCAGATTTAACAACAGAATTACAGCTTACAGAATATCAAGCGGCTTTTTATACTTGGGCAACAAAGACACAAGCGGCTACAATACCAGATACTACTTTACCAAATCCATTTTCTGTTACTGCTCCAGCATCAGTTACACTTACTGATGAATTAATAGAATATTCTGATGGAGTAGTATTAACTCGATTAAATATTTTAGTTGGTGCAAGTACAGATAAATTTAGACAATACTATCAAGTTGAAACTAAAAAAACTTCTGAAAGTGATTATAAAGTTTTAGCTAAAGGTGTAAGTGCTGTTTTAAATTATCATCAATTAAACGTAGTAGATGGAATTGAATATTCAGTACGAGTAAAATGTATCAATTCTTTAGGAGTATCTTCTTCTTATGCGACAGCTACAAGAACCATAGTCGGTGCTACTGATACACCTGCTGATGTTAATGAATTATCAGTTTCAATGATTGGTTCAAATCAAATGCAATTATCTTGGGAACCAGTTTCAGATTTAGATGTATCTTATTATTCAATCCGTTATCAAGATGTTACAAGTAATGCGAGTTGGGCAAGTTCAACAAATTTAACGCAAGTCGTAAGAAGAAAATCTAATAATGTTACTATCAATGCTCGTACTGGTGCATTTCTAATTAAAGCAGTTGATAAATTAGGAAACGAATCAGATAATGAAAAAATTGTTTATTCAAATATTTCAGGACTAGAACATTTTACAACAATTTCAACTTACAATGAAGAAACTGCTAGTGCTGTAACAGGTCAAACTTGGAATGGAACTTTTGATGCAGATTGCGTTAAAGCTATGGATTCTAATGATGAAGATGTTGCTACACTAGATACAATAACTTTATTTGATTCTACTGTTGGAAATTTTGATAGTGCGGCTGGAGATTTTGATTTAGGTGGAACAGATCAAACTTCTAATCCTACTTATTATAATAAAAATATAGAATCATCAGGATATTATATTGGTTCAAGTGAAATATCATTGGACGCAGTTTATGATACCACTTTTCAAGCAACTATTGATATGATAGCGAATGATTTATACGATTTATTTGACTCTGGTAGAGGTGCAAGTTTATTTGACGATGCTACTGGTCCCTTTGATGGAAATGCTGGAACAAAATGTAATGCTTTTCTTCAAATAGGATCAAGCGAAAGTTCTTTAGGTGCAATTTCTACTTATCAAGATATATCTCAACAATCTACTCTTAAAGGAAGATATTTTAAATTTAGATTAAAATTAACAACTGATGATAATAAAGTTAGACCAGAAGTTTCTAAAATGCAGGTTAAATTAGTATTAGAAAAAAGATTAGAAAGTGATGAAGATATAGCAAGTCTGGCAGGAGCCAAAGCGATAACATACACCAATGCTTTTTATGCTTCTCCAGCAGTTGGTATTGCGGCACAAAATATGGCGACTGGAGATTATTACGTTATTACTAGCAAAACAAAGACAGGATTTACTATTACTTTTTACAATAGCGGTGGAGCGGCACAAAATAGAACCTTTGATTATGTAGCTAAAGGTTATGGTTTAAAGAGTTAATGCGAAACTTGAAAGGTATAATTAAATATTGTAAAGATTTAACAAATAGGTAAAATTTATGAGTCAAGTATCAGATGTATCATTAGCGAATCAGGGATTTTCAGCTTTTAGAAGCGAATTAAATAATATTCTTGGTGCAATTAACACATCAAATTTAGGCACTTCTGCACCTGGAAGTTTAGCGGCTGGAAGTATATGGGTAGATTCTAGTTCAGCAGGAACACACACACTTAAATATTATGATGGTTCAGATTCTATTACATTATGTAATGTTAATACATCAGCAAACACAGTAGATTTTATAGACTCATCAGTATCCACAGAATTAGTTGGAGATACATCTCCGCAATTAGGCGGACAGTTAGATGTAAATGGTCAAGCATTAGGCGATGGAACTTTAGAACTTTTAAAATTTTCAGAAACAG